AGAATGCGGCCGAAGAAAAACGCGCCAGGGGAGATGGCTGCGGCTTCGGCCCGGCCTGCCTCGACCCCGGAAGCGCAAGAGCAATATATGATAAACCTTGCCATGACACTGGTGGAAAAGCGGCTGCGGGAGGGAACGGCCTCCAGTGCAGAAACAACGCATTTCCTGAAACTGGCGACCATGAAAGCAGACCTTGAGAAAAAGAAGCTGGAAGAAGAGAACAAATTGCTGCGTGCCAAGACCGAGACGCTGGAATCTGCCAAGGACAGCAAGGAAATGTACGAACACGTACTGAAAGCTATGGCAAAGTACAACGGTGTCGGAGAGGATGACGAGTATGACTTTGGATAGTTTTATTTTTGCCGGGATTACGGTCTTGGCTATTATTTTCGGGTCTTTGTTCTTTTGCGAATAGAGAGGAAAAATAAATCTTTATAAAAGTGCCGTTTTGTGAGGTAAATATATGAAGAAATGGACAAAAGAGCAGCTTGAGGCTGAAGGATACGAAATTTGGAATGCAGAAATCAAGAATGTGTCTCTTAGCATGGAAGACCATGCTTGCCTTGTTTCTTATCTGAGTCTTGATGGCCATGGCCCTTGCTGTTGCTATGGTGGCTACGTTCTTGGCAAAGGATATGTTGGAGCAAAAAACTTTGAAGGTTATGCTTCCGGCATTGAGGCCATCATGCGGATTATGGATACGGTTGGCTGTAGTACATATGAGGGCATGAAGGGGAAATATGTCCGTGTAGCATCAAAGGGATTGGGTGAAACAGTGAAAATTATCGGCAATATTCTTGAGGATAAGTGGTTTGATTACGGATCTTTCTTTAAGGATATGGGCTGAAAAACACACCGAGAGTTTCACCATGGAGACTTTTTCAGTATCCGGAATGCCTGTATTCCTATTGTGCGTAATGCTACTTTTGTACGAACTGCTGCATGAGAAAGGGATAATCGGGTGACAGCGATGAAAACCTACACTGAGCTCTGCCAACTGCCGACCTACGAGGAGCGGCTGGCGTATTTGCAGCTGCACGGGGAAGTAGGGAGAGACACCTTTGGGTTTGACCGATGGCTGAACCAGGATTTCTACCAATCGAGAGAGTGGCGGCAGTTCCGGGACAGGATCATTGCACGGGACAATGGCTGCGACCTGGGATGCAAAGACCATCCCATCACAGACTGGGTGCTGCGGGATGGAAGACCCGTGCGGCCACGCATCAGCATCCACCATTTGAATCCGATCACGAAAGAAGATGTGATCCGGCACAGCGACAAACTGCTGGACCCGGAGAACGCCATTTGTGTTTCGGCGGCGACGCACAAGGCCATCCATTACGGGACTGTCAAGAAGCCACAGCTGCTAGATGGCGAACGAAAACCGGGCGATACCTGTCCGTGGAGGAAGTAATATGAACTGGACGAGTGCATGGATCAGTATGAAGCAGGGCCTGAAAGTAAGGCGGCACCACTGGAAAGGCTACTGGCGAATTGCCGGGGGAGAGCTTATTATCCACACGGCACAAGGAAATGACATTAACTTCCGAGAAGTGAGCGACTTTGGTATGAACCTGTGCCAGATGTGTTGCGATGACTGGGAAGTTGTGGAGGAAGAAAGATGTACTGCAGAAGAACCTTTGAGCCAAAAGAAGTAAAAGCCAGCAATGATCTGAGGGCCAAACTGACGGAAGCAGAAACGATGCTCTGCAAGATCGGGCCATGCAGAGAGCGCAGCCTGGCGCTGACGAAACTCGACGAGGCATTACTGTGGGCGAATGCGGCCATTGCAGAGACAGGAGTAGCGGACTACGAGCAATGAAAAACCGCCACGGCGGTTGTTTTGGGAGGAGAGAAATCAAAATGAGCGAGAGTATCCTGACCAGTGTGAAAAAGCTGCTGGGCGTGGCGGAAGAGTGCACGGACTTTGACCCGGACATTGTGATGTACCTGAACAGCGTGTTTCTGGTACTGACCCAGATGGGGGTAGGGCCCAAAGAGGGGTTCTTCATCACGGGAACCGGGGAGACGTGGGAACAGTTTCTGCCGGACCCGATAAAAGCGGCAGCCGTCAAGGCGTATGCAGCAGTAAAAGTGCGGTTGTTGGGCTTTGACGTGCCACAGAGCAGCACCACCATGGAAGCGCTGAAAAATACCGCCTCCGAGATGGAATGGCGGCTGAACGTGGAGCATGATAAGCCGGAGGAAAACGCATGAGTCTTCTGAAAGTCGTTCAGGAGTGGGCGATGGAGCACCAAAAGAAAGCAGAGCGCCCGGAAAACCCGTATGCGCTCTGCGAAAGTTGTGCCAAACACGGGGCCATGCGCTGCCCGAACAGCAGTTTGTGTTTAGCGTTGGAAAGCAAGCCGTATTATCAGGCAAAACGGTAAGGAGAAGAAAATATGGCACTCTCAAACACGGCCACGCCAATCTACTACGGCCGGTTTCGGGAGGCCGTGATGCGTGGCGAGATCCCGGTTTGTAGGGAAATCTCCATGGAGATGAACCGCATTGACGATCTCATTGCGAACCCCGGCATCTGGTACGACGACAAGGCAGTGAACGGCTTCATCGCGTTTTGTGAGGATGAACTGACCTTGACCGACGGCGGCGACGTGAAGATGCTGGACAGCTTTAAGCTATGGGCCGAAGAGATCTTTGGCTGGTATTACTTTGTGGAGCGCAGCGTGTTTGTGCCAAACCCCCACGGAGGCGGCGGGCACTACGAGACCAAGCGCATCAAAAAGCGGCTGATCCAGAAGCAGTACCTGATTATTACCCGCGCGGCCGCAAAGACCATGTACCTGGAATTTTTGCAGGCCTACTTCATGACCGTCAATACCATGACCACCCAGCAGCTGACGACGGCCCCGACTATGAAGCAGGCGGAAGAGGTGTTGGCCCCATTCCGCACGGCATTGGCCCGGGCAAAGGGACCTGTGCTGAAGTTTATGACCGAGGGCAGCATCCAGAACACCACGGGCGCCAAGGCAGACCGGGTGAAGATGGCCAGCACGAAAAAGGGCATTGAGAACTTTTTGACCAACAGCCTGCTGGAAGTGCGGCCCATGACCATTGAAAAGCTGCAGGGACGGCGTGACATGGTGTCGACCGTGGACGAGTGGCTGAGCTGCGACATCCGGGAAGACCCCATTGGTGCCATTGAGCAGGGCGCGGCCAAGAACGAGAATTACCTTATTGTGGCGGCTTCCTCCGAGGGCACCGTGCGCAACGGCTGCGGCGACGACATCAAAATGGAAGTGATGGAAATTCTGAAAGGGGATTACATCAACCCGCACGTATCCATCTGGTACTACAAGCTGGATTCCATTGAGGAAGTGGGCCAGCCGGAGATGTGGCTGAAAGCGAACCCGAACCTGGGCAAGACCGTGAGCTACGAAACCTACCAGCTGGACGTGGAGCGCGCCGAGAAATCGCCCAGTGCGCGGAATGATATTCTGGCCAAGCGGTTCAACCTGCCGATGGAGGGCTACACCTATTTCTTCCCTTACGAAGAAACGCTGTGTCACCGCCACCGGGATTACTGGCAGATGCCCTGCGCCATGGGAGCCGACCTTAGCATGGGGGACGACTTCTGTGCTTTTACCTTTCTGTTCCCGTTGACAAACGGATATTTTGGGGTAAAGACGCGGGACTACATTACCAGCTATACCCTGAGCCAGCTGCCCGTGAGCCGACGGCAGCAGTATGAGCAGTTTATGCAGGAGGGAACGCTGTTCGTCTTTGATGGCACCGTGCTGGACATGATGCAGGTGTACGACGACCTGGACAACTTCATCCAGCAGAACGAATACGATGTGCGGGCCTTTGGCTACGACCCCTACAATGCGAAAGAGTTTGTGGAGCGGTGGGGTATTGAGAATGGCACCTTTGGCATCACGAAAGTGATCCAGGGCGCCAAGACCGAGAGCGTTCCACTGGGAGAGCTGAAAAAACTGAGCGAACAGCGAAAGCTGATCTTTGACGAGCAGCTGATGCAATTTGCCATGGGCAACTGCATTACGCTGGTGGACACCAACGGCAACCGCAAGCTCTACAAACAGCGGCAGGATCAGAAGATCGACGCCGTGGCTGCCATGATGGACGCCTACGTGGCCTGGAAGCAGAACCGGGATGCGTTTGAGTGATCAATCATCGCCGCTATCCCAATCATAATTCTTTGCGTGACATCTGCGGCAAGTCCAGTAACCGTATTCATTATCGTCGTCTTCCCATGGCATGGTATAGAAAGCGTCATCGAGAGATGCACCGCAAGTTCGACAGCAGCCATTGAGGGAATAATCGTCTTCCTCATCATAGTCAGAGTCATCATAACTATCTCCTGATGAGATAGGAATACTAGACTCCTCTGGATCAGATGAAGTGGTAGAGTCGATAGCGGTTGTGTTTTCGTCGGGCCGATGGAGTAGATAAGCTGCCCCGGCGACAGCCACAATAGCACCTACGGCTTTCACTGTTTTTAGGATTTTAGGATGTTTTACCGAAAAATCGTTGTATTTGATTTTGGCTTTGCCCCAAATTCCGAATTCGGAAGGATCGTATTTAACGCCAAATGATTCACCACATTTCTTACAGGTGATAGTGACTGGCATGCTTTTAGGGATATCAATGGGCGAACCACAATTAGGGCAAACGACAATTTCCATAAGAACTCCTCTTCGTCGAAAAGATAATCGTCAAGAAGAGTATAGCACAGCAGTTAGACATTGTAAAACGCAAAAGAGGTGAAACGAGAAGTTGGACTACTACGGAAAGAATGACTGGTGGGATTTTCTTGCGCATGGGTGGTTCGGCAACAGTCAGAAAGGCAGCGAGAAGAAAGAGCACAAGTATTATGCCCGCATCCAGACGGGAAGCAAAAACGGGCAGAATGTGTACCGCTACTTTTACTCGAAAGAGGATTATGCAGCGTACATCCGCAGCGGAAAGAAAAAGCTGACCGGTGAGTACAGCATGGAGAATCACCCGAACGGGCGAATCGCAAACTACGCTATTGAACAGTACACCGATAAAGATGGAAAACTCCAGACCCAGAAAAAGTATGTAACGCGCGACGTGGCAGACAAATTGCGGGATGCAGAATACCGCAGGGAAAAAGCCGCTA